TGAGAATGCTCTTGTGCCTGCGTTGAAGACTGCGGTTGCGTCTTGCAAGTCCAAGCCGCTTTCCATAGCCAACTCAATGACGTCAGGCTTGACGTAGCTTGCAACTTCGCTGACACCGCCTGAGACCATGCCGCCAGTAAATCCACCAGCAAATCCGTCTTCAAAATCGCCGCCTTTAATTTCTGCAATCGTTCCGTTAACCAAACCCTTGCTGATTGAACTGCTTGCAACTTGAGAGAAGGTTTCGTTGAATCCAGCTTCAATGAAAGTAGATGACACGGTAGAGGAAATTGCACTGCCAACTTGAGGGGCAAAGTACGCCGTACCCATTGACAAAGCGATGTCTTCAAGGTCACCACCGCGTGCGGCAGTGATTGCGCCCATCGTGACGGCAGGAGGTATGCCAACAAAACTGCCAGCAACAGAGAGTAGGACAGGGAGAGGGTCGTCAATTACCGCCTGAACAACGTCACCAACTTTTTCGACAACGTCTCCGACAACCTCAACAACGTCTTCAACGACGTCACCAACGGCTTCAAATACGTCGCCAACAGCTTCAAAGGCGTCTTCAACGAAACTGACAACTGCGCTCATACTTATTCCCTTTCAGCCCGCTTTGGCCCTAACTTGACCGTCACGCGAAAACCTGTCTTGGTTCTCTCGGCTTTGTAGCCCATACCCTCTTGGGGAGGGTTGCGTGAGATTGCTTTAAAAATGTTCATAATCGTTGGGTCTTCAAACTCGCTTACAAGCGTGTCAAAACCCATCTTGTATGCGCCTTGGATGAAGGCGTATGAACTCTCTAGGTAGTTGCGGGCGGTGTCTGCGTTTAAGGCGCGGAACACACCAACACGCCCCTCGGCGTTGTGAATAACGAAAAGGGTGTTGCCCTCGCGCACGATAGATGTGCCGGGCATATTCATCTCTTTGACCATCGCCGCGTAGATGGTTGACGCGGGATGTGGCGACTTAGTTTCTTGAGCCGCAATCATCAAGATTGCTTCTTGACTCAGTTGTTTCTTTTTGCTATCGACCAGCATCACATCCCCTTAAAAATTGCGGCGGAATAGATGTTGCCCATCCCAGCCGCCAGACTCATTATCAGACCATCAGGTGGTGTTGTCGATTCCGAAAGGAATACCGAATCGGTTTCAGTTCGGTTTTCAATCGCTGGAACAACGCCAGACCTAATATCGTTTAAAAGTAAAAGTGTCTCAAGCAGTCCACTGCTACCCATCGTATGACCAATTTTTTGCTTATACGAGGTTGCAACGAATGCTTTTAGCGTTTGGGTCAAAGCGTTCTTTTCAGCTTTGTTGTTGGACGCCGTTCCAGTGCCGTGGGTTTTGACTATTTTAATCTCATCAGGGGAAATATTGCCATAGTGCATCGCCCCTTCCATAGCCTTAATGAAGCCCTCACCGTCCTCGCACTGCCCAATTGCGTTTGTAGAGCGCTCTGAAGCGCTGTAAGCCGCCACCAGACGGGCGTGGGGCTTGATTTGCTGTCGGGCAACCGCGTCGCGGGACTCAAATACAGCCAAGGCCGCGCCCTGACCAATCCGAAACCCAAAGTTCGTCGAATCGAAAGCGGATGGCTTTATGCCCTCTTGCTCTTGCTTTTTGGTCAGCACAGCCTTGGAGTCGCCAAAGAACTCCAGCACAGCGTTTGAGACGCCATCCTCAACGGTCAGAACAATTACACGGTCGTAATCGTAGAAGTCAATCAGGTTGACCACATCCATCATCACCTTGAGGCTTGAAGCGCAGGCGCTGGCATCGGTGGTGACCATGTCCATCTCACCAAAAGACTGAGCGATACGACCCGCATAGACCTGCGTCAACGTGAATGGCAGGAACTTGTAGGTATAGGTCAAACGGGAGTTGTACTCCCTCTGCCCGATGCCAGCAAAGTGTGCGTTGCCACCAGCAAGAATGAATGCTGTCTTGCCCACAGGATTTTCCCGCAGGAAGGTAAGCAACTCAGGGTCAAGAACCTTCTCCGCCAGCTTGTGGGGGACGTAGACCAGACCTGATTTTGTTCGGTTGTAGGTGTCTGGGAACCAGTTCACCTTTTGGGGGTAGATGATGTCGTCAAAGAGTTCGACGTTCTCGGTGGAGGCGGTGCGGTAGTGCGTGAGGTAAATCATTTGCACACCTCAATCACTTCTTCCATCGACGCGGGTTCTTTGGTCTTGCTTTCCATCACGAGGTCATGGAGTTCCTGCACCGACTTGGGCGACCACTCTTTGCTTACCTCGTCAGCAATACCGTAGAGTTCGTCGAAGTACATCAGCATGACCAGCCCGTCGAGGCTGTCCAAACCGATTTCTGCGAAGACATCGTCCATCGACTCTGCAATGGTGACTTTGGCGTGGGCGGGCCTTGCCACCTTTGCCACATAGTTAAAGATTTCAATGAAGGTCATGTTGCCGTTTCCTCAGTAGGTTGATTGACTGCTCCGACCAGTGCTGATGCCCAGTCCTGCCAGTTCTCATAGATGTAGGGGCCGGGGATACCTTCGTTCGTGAAAACGTCAATAGCCTTTAAACCTGCCGCCCATTGCTTCCACTCCTCTTCGGGAGTGTTTGACGATAGCTGTTGCGCCGCATACGCCTCGCACATCAAACTCGTCCAAGAGTCCCATGTGTGATACCGAGGGTCGTATACGACAGCAATTGCCATATTAGTTTCCGAATGGCCTGACGTCGCCAAGCGTTACGCTCAACAGCACCTTGCCCATTTGGTAATCACCACCGCTCACGTTACTTCTAAAACGCAAACGAATCTCGCGCCGTTGTTGGCGCATATCAATCTTGCCTGTGCTTGGGTCAAACGGATACTCCTGCGACGCAACGTCTTGCGACTGCGCGTAAGGACGACCAGTGACCTGCAATGTCATCTCGCCCTCTTGGATGAAGTCAGGTTCGACGCGCTCCAAGTTGACCCAGAAGTTTTCGCCCACGGGCGCGGTCTGCGCTGGGCCACCAGCAACAAAACCCAAGTCGCTGGTTTGGAAGAAACTGTCGATGGCGTTGGAGGACTCAAAGATGACCTCGTCAGTGCCAATCTCGTGTTGCCATAGGGTAACCCTGCCTGCTGTGTTGTTGAACGTCACAGGGACGGTCGCAGACGCTGTGGCGGGGTTGTCCAGCGTGATGGTGTAGTAGTTGGGCGTTGCGCTTGGTGCAATCGCAATCACAATCGAAATGTCCGTGATACCTGCGCCAATGACTTGCTGGCCCAACAACACCAAGTTGGTGATTGGGATTTCAATGTTGGCACTACCGTTCACTGTCGTGGCGGTGGTGGAGAACACCTCTGTCAGTACGCTCTTCTCTGCACCAGCGTTGATGGGGTACTTGAACACCTGAGAGAAAAAGCCAGCAGTGCGGTACGCGCCCAAAGCGCCACCAGCGTCATACCAGCAGTCTTCGCGGATGTTGTAGATGATGCAGTCGTTGCACTCAGTGCTGTCGCCAGACGGGAAGAACCACCAGATTTCGCCAAAGCGAGGAACCTTGTTGGCATAGACCTTCTGACGCTGGGCGTAGTTCAGGTTATCAAAGAAGTAGTTCTGGTTGAACGTGTTCTTGATTTCCTTGACCACACCGTTGTAGAGCAGGAAGCGGTCAACACCAATCCAGTAGTAGATGCCGTCGTACTCGATGACGCACTGGCTCGACATGATGGACGACTGGCTTGTGATGATGTCATAGCGCCAGTAGAAGGTCTGAGGTGAGCCTGCAACCGTTACGGTGGTGGGCGTGTAGCTGACGCGAATCAGCGAGTCCAAAGACCAGAACAAACCTGAAGGAGCGTTCGAGCCACCACGAACTGGCAGTCCCTTGACAATCTTGGTCGAAGACACGTTGGTCTCGTTGGCATCTGCGCCGTTCCAGTTGTAGGGGTTGCCTGCGGTGCAGTTCTTAATGAGGCCGTTGTCGCCATAGACGAAGACGTAGGGGTGAAGCACCACCACGCCACCAGAGACTTCAATGAGGTCGCCTGTTGGGGTTGAGCCTGCGGTGTCAGCCAGAGGGGCCAAGTTCGTTCCGCTGATGTCGCCAGCAAACACAATCGTGTTCACAGTAGCGTCAATCTGCGCGAGGTTTTGACCTGCGTGAGCAATAAGCAATTGGTTGCCAGTACCCTGCGAATCGAACATGGAGTCAAACTGCCACAGGTTCAAATCGCTTGGAATGAATGAGCCATTGACGGTCGCCACAGGGATGGAGAACCCAGAGCCAGTTCCACCAATTGATGCGGTAGCCGCACTCAGGACGTCGCCTGTTTTGTAGTAGTTGCCGCCGTTGGTCAAGGTCACGGTGATGACGATGTTGCCTGCAACCACGATGGTGGCAATTGCACCAGAGCCAGAGCCGCCAGTCAGAGGAACAGCGGTGTAGGTTCCGTTGGTGTATCCAGAGCCAGAGGTAATCGTTCCAAGCGTGAGGATTTTTGAGCCGAGCGTGATTTCCTGAATGCCAGAGCCAATGCCGTTGTTGTCGATGTTGACGACCTCAAGGCCGTTGTTGTAGCCGTTGAAGACTTGGTTGTTGCCGTCTACAGAGTTGACGTACAGGCCACGGGAGTAGCCTTGAGCGTCACTGGTGATGGCGCGGTAGCCGCCAATCTTGCGAGGACGCCCACGTTGAAAACGCACCCAAAGTGCGTCTGTGTAAAAGTTCATATCGAAAATCGTGCCGTCGCGTTGGACTCCCGGCAACGTGTCGATAGTAAAAACCTTCTTGACCATTAGAACGCCCCGCCAGAGATACCACCTGTGAAGTTACCTGTTCCAACAATTGCCAAACCAGACGCTGAAAGCGTAGAGCGCAACACACCCAAAATGGCAATGTTGAATTCACCCGATGAGGCGCGGTACACGCCAGTCGATGTCTCGCTGGCAAAGTTCAAAGCAGGCGAACCTACTGTGCCGTCAATCAGCGAGATGGCGGTAGAGCCAGCCAACACCGTGTTGGCGTTCACCAAGTTGACCGAGTCGCAAATCAGCGTGGATTGTTGGTTGGAGCCAATGGTCGCGGTTGAGCCACCAAGGCCCGTGGACAACGTGATGGTGTAGTTCGACGCACCACCCACGGTGGCGTTCTGAACGTAGTACACCTGCACCGTTGGCGGCACGATGATGGTGACGTTGCCTGTCAGGGTTCCCGTGTACTTCTGCACCACGTTTGACGCCTCTGCGGCGGTCAGGGTGTAGGTTCCAGTGGTGACGGCTTTTGTCAGTTGGGTGAAAGCGAACTGCGTATTTTTGCCAAAGCCGACGGTGTAGAAAGTCGTGCCAGAGCAGACGATGATGGCTGAGTCAGTTGGCTGGAAAATGATGGAGGCCGAGCCGTTGATAAGCTGTCCGCCAGTACCTGTGACGGTCAACGAGCCTGTGCCAGCGTTGCGCACTAGCATGAACCAAGAGTTGCCTAAAGTCGTTGCAGAACTCAGTGTCAATGTGCCTGCGCCGCCCGTCCAAACATAAGCATTGGAGAGGTCAGAGAACTGAGCGGTGTAGTCGGACGAGAAGTTCGTGACAGGCTGAGACTGGTTCAACGTCTGACCGATGGCAATCAGGCCGTAGCCAGCAAGGGTCGCGGCATCAGCACCAGAGGAGCCAATGCCAAAAGCGATGATGCCCCAAGTGCCTGCGGTGGTTGTGTTGGTGACGATGTAGATGTACTGGGCTTCACCTGCGGCAATCGTGACGATGGTGTTTGCGCCAGTGAAGTCCTTGACCGTGACAGGCACAGCGCCGACGTTGCGAATCAGGGCGTCTTGACCGACCGATGCTTGGTTGGCAGGAGGCATCCACAATTCGTTTGCGCTGGAGGCGGTAGACACTTCCATGATGCGTGCGGCGGCGTCATCGGTCGTTGTGCCGTTGATGGGCCATTCCAACTGCAAGTCAGCCGTCAGGATGATGCGGCGATACGAGACGTCCGTCGGTTGAACGACGTTGCCTGTGAAGGGGGAGTTGTAACTCATGGTCAGGTATCCAATACAGTTGCTTGACGGTCACCAATACGCTGTACATCCTCAGACTTCAGGGTCTGGATGATGAGGTCGTAATTCTGTTGCCACATAGGCATACGCTCATCGTTCTTGATGTACGGCATGGCCTGCAACAAAGACCCATACAGCAAAGCCTGTGGAGCGTAGATGGTGAACCAATTCGTTTGGTTGGAAGAATCAAGAGGCTGGAGCCTCTCGTAGTACAGAACCTCGTACTCATACGCCAAAGCAGGCGAAGGAGCGACCAGCCAGTGGGTGTAGTCGTAGTCGCCGTAATAAACGGGCGCACCAGTCACGGTGGGGTCTGGGGCATACTCGCGCAGGTATTCATACTTGCGAAGCAATACAGGCTGTTTCTGACCGCCTACGGTCACATTCATGGATACTGTCTTGTGCCAGCGGGCAGGCTTGTCGATGATGGGCTGACCAATCACCATGTTTGAGGTCTGCACCGTCAGGTTGCCAAGGAACTTAATTTGGCTGGCAATGATTTGCTCTGCCAGCATAATGAACAAAGGAATCTTGGCGAGAGTATCGGCGTCAGTACGGTCTAAGTAAGACTGTATGTTTTCGACCAGTGAGTCGTAGGTCATTACCGATGCGGTCGTCATTCTGAGGCTCCTTTTTATCCAACATTACGCTCAAAATGGGGACAATCCACCAAAGACTTGAAGTTGCCGCCCCAGCGATTTTTGGGGTTCAAAGTTTCCCAGTAAGCACCCAGTGGTGCGAGGATGCTCTTATCCCAGATTATCTGCCCATCCTTGAAGAAATTCAAGTCGATGGCACAGCGTTTGAGGTGGATGGAGTTCATGGTCTTAGAGCGCCCTGCTTTGACGTGCAAAGCCTGTTGCTCAGGTGTGCGGGCCAACTCACCACCAGTGACCATAAAACCCTGCTCAGTGGCGTATTGAATCAGTTTGCAGGCATCCAACAGGAATGCCGCTTGTTCTTGGCTCAGGCTCATTCTTTGTCCTTCCTGCGCATTTCCATGACCTTCTCAACGGTGCGTCCGCCAAAGTAGGCAGTCATCACCAACATACCCCACTGGCCTAGCAAGTTGACGTAGGCTTCGTTGACGTCAATGCCTGCGGCGCTCAAGCCCGCAAACAGCAGGTAGGCGGTCAGGATGTACACCAAGGTCAAGGGGCGGATGTTCTTGGACAACGTAGAGTCAGAGGTCATGTCTGCCTGCCAGCGCTTGCTGACGTTGTCTTCTTGATTGGCCTGCGCGGCGAGGAGGGCTTTGAGTTCCTCCTGCTCAATGCGGGCCTTCTCGATGCCCAACTCAAGCAGACGCTCTTCGTGGTCAAACTGAAGCTGGCGCAGTTTCTCGACTTCAGCAGGCGATGGGTTGTCAGAGATTTTCACGCCCAGCGTGGTCTCAACAACTTCCTTACCCTTTGCTTGAATCGCAGATGACAAAAGGCCCAGACCATTCTGGGCCAATGTACCGAGCAGTGATGCAACGATTGGAATCATTACTCCCCCTTGGCGGTTTGAATGGTGTCATTACCCTTCTTGACGGTGACTTTGTCGCCTTCGACCGTCACAGACATTGGGGGTTCTTTCTCGGCAAGTTTGTCCAGCTTGTCGATGAGTTGCTTCATCACCTCAAACTCTGGCTTCTCTTGCTTTGGGGTGGCTCCAGCGATGCCATTCAGCATGGAAATCAAAGCCACAAGCGCAGAGCCTAGTAGCCCCATCACGGCGGCTATCTTGCTCTCTTCCAAAAAAAGGGATGCCCCAACACCAATCACCACAATCAGCGTGATGTAAAACAGTCCTTGCTTGCCAATTGCTCTTCCAGCAACGTCTTTGGCGGGCGAAGATGCCTCCATCTTGCTGAGTTCTACGGCGGCTTGCGCCTTGATGATTGCTATGTCGTTGCTCTCGCTCATTTATTTACATCCCCAAAATTCGTTTTACAAAGTCGGCGGCAACGCCGGGGCCAAGCAACACAGCCAAGATAAGTACATACAAGAGATACTCAATCTTGGTCATGCGCTTGGAACCATCATCAAAGCGGGCCTGAATGCCCTCGTACCGTTGGGCGCAAATCGCTTCGTGAACGCTTAAACGCTTGTCGGTCTCGTTGGCTAATTCGTGAACCCCTTCCATGTTTACTCCGCTTTTGGTTGCTCTGCGATGCTGGCTTGCGCTTCCTTCTGCAAAGCCTCAATCAGTTGAAAAGTCTCTTGGTACGGGCGCGTGCCAAGGTAGCCAAGAATCTGGTTGACCAGTTGTGTTGAGAGAGTCAGTTTTTCCATTGCCATTTCCTTCAAAAATATCCGCTGTTATGGGTCAGCGGTTCACCCTTTCTTATGCCAGTTGCTCGTCAGTTGGACGAGGCAGTGTTGGGTGTTCCCATTTGACGATGCACTCAAGGTCACCTTCTTTGAACAAAGAGATGCTTCCATGCACTTGGCGAAATTCCATATTGTCAAGTTGCGGATAGATTGATTTGATTTTTTCGTAGAGTGTCATCATGCGGCCCTTATCAAAACTACTTGTAGTTGTGCATAAACATTGGTTGCTGTGCCGGAGCCAATAAAAAAAGCGGCAACCGTAATGTAATCAGTTGTTCCATTCATTGGAACAAGGCTAACCGCCCCAATTTTTGGATAAATAGTACTACTAGAGCCAATTGCAGAATATGCATAAGCCGAACCGTTTTTGTAAATGTTGGTGCTAATAACGCCTGAACTTATGCCGTTGCTATCCCATCCAGTCCACGCAT